TATCTTTATTTCTTGGAACGTAATCTGCATTATAATCTCTGTAAGTCACAGTGCTCCAACCCTCAGTACCAGAAAACTGATTAACAGTTGTAAATCCTGGTTGAGGATCATCTGGATCGTTGTTAGTGTCGCGTCTGACGTAGTTAGTGTTTGCCATTTTAGTTATCTACAAGGATCAAATCAAAAGTAGCACCACCACCCATAGTATTACCAGAGATTGCTTGAACTTCTAAATCAGTTTTTTCTTCAAACCTCAAAGGAACTGGGTAGTCATAATTCATAGGTGTAGCAAATGTTCCTAGTTGTGCTTTGGTGTTGAATGCTCCACCAAAAGGTCTTACTACAAATCTAAAGATACAATCTTTCTGCTTATCAACAGAACATTGGAGTTTCATAAGGTAGGCAGTTTTGCCAGCAGGAACGGTATAAACTGACATTAGCGTTTGTCCTGCTCCTGCTAAAATAAATGCTCTATCAGCACTATCAACTGATACGGAAATCTGACCTACATTTGTTGTTTGTCCTGCTGCTGGTGTCTTTACAAATGCTCTAAAGATACGAATAAAATTTACTGCTCCAGGTGTTCCAATAGTGAGGTCTTCTGAAACATCATTATAATTTTCATCCAATCCAGATACCGTGATTACAGCACCAGCATCACTACCACTTCCTGAAGTTACTGTTGCTGGTCCAGCAGTTCCAATATATGGATATGCTGTAGTTCCGTCCCAGATTGCTTGATATGTAGAAGCAAATGATGTTCTATATCCAAACTTATTGATGTGTGAATATCCGTCTAACAGTCCAGCAGCAATAGGAATGTTAGCCGCAGCACCATAACTGTTGAGTGGATTGCCGTTTTCATCGGCAAGCATCACAACTTCAAAGTTTGTTGTGTCCTGTGCTCTATATGCTTGAGCGTCTTTGTTCCATTGTGCCATGACTTACCTCCTTATTAACAATTCCAAGCTCTAAGGGACTTATTGATTCTGCTATCGGGATCGTTAGCAGTTTTTGAAGAAGTAAGTTTCTTCTTCATACCAGACATTCTGGCACAGAAAGATTTACGACGAGGATTGCCAACTTCCTTTGAAGGTGCTTTTAGATCAGAACCAGGATTTTCTCTTTCGTAGGACTTACGTCCCTTCTCATTGAGACCACCCTCTTTATTCTTTCCTGATTTCTTTGTCCATGCTGCACCTTCTGTAAAGTCCTTGAAAGATTTCTTTTCCTCTGGTACACAATTTGGGACTTGTTTACCACCCTTATTTTTCATTCCAACTTGCTTGTATCCTTTCCAACAAGGACCTTTCTTTTCTGCTAGAACTTGCTCACTAAATGATTCGTTTGTTGGGTGAACAGATGCGATTGTGAACTTGTCCCACATTTCAGGACCATATCCACACTCCATTCTACTTTCTTGTTTGCCGCATAACTGGCAAAATTTACGCTCCCCGCCACCATATGATTCGCTGGTAGAAGACTTCCATCCACCACCTGCTTTTTTGTATTCCTTTGCTGCCCATCCATTCGCATACGCTGAAGGATAGACATCAAACTTTGCTTTTGCTCTGGACTTCATCTTAGACCAGAGTGCTGGATTGGTTGGTACATTCTTTTCTTCGATGTACTCCTCCCCAATATTATTGGATACCATTTTGGGTTTTCCTCCCTTACCTTTACGATCTGCAACTGGATCTGCTTTACGCTTTCTCTTTACAGCATTACCGATCTCAGACTTTGACATCTTTGCTGCTTTCTCTTTGGATAAGCATTTTGGTTTTGGTTCGCCAGGTTCTCTAGCACACTTGCCAACACGCTCGCCTTTGGTGTTATAGCGATCCCAACCGCCGCCGCCAGCACCACCTTTCTTACCTTTGCCAAACCAATCGCGAAGATCTTCTTTCATAACAATCAGAGGTAAAGCGGGATTCTGCTCTGACCTAGAGAATGACAAAAGAATAGCACCAGGATATACTTTCTCCAAATCATCTTGGATATCTTGTCTTTTGACAACATTTCCTTGACGATAGAAAAACTGGGAATACTTTCTTCTACCTCTATAGGAAAACTCTACAATGTAGATGTATCCCATAGACTGTATTCTTTTCTCTATTAGTTTGTCTACTTTTTTCATCTAGAGACAGTCAGTTTATACTATTTATCCTTTTGTGATTGCTTTAGTATCTTCTGCAATTCTGCTGTACTACCCACAAAGACAGCATTATTTGTTACATGAGTTGGAGATTTATCCTCTCCAAGATCCTTCATCTTCTTCTGAAGATCAATCAACTTATCTGTGGCGTCAGCAACGTTCTTGATAAGTTGACCAGCGACTTCATATGCTCTGGGAGAATCTGACTCCTGTGCCAATTCAAGAATACCATTGACTGCCTCTTGACCCTTTTCAATGAGAGAATATAAATTACCTCTCGTATAATCATAGTCTTGATCTGGATCAGACTCAACTTTCTTTATCTCAGATTTTATTGGTGCTTCTACAATTTCTGTAGATTTCACATCAAATGCGTTGTCAATGGTATCAAAATCTTTCATGGTTCTTAGAATGAATTGAATGTAATAGAGGTGCTGAATCCAAAGTCTTCATCATCAAGTGAAGTCAATAATGCAGTATCGTCTGTATCTACATCAGTATCACTATCTTGGTCAGTTGTTGCCTTAGGTGTGACAGTATAAGTAACTTCTCTCCTTGCAGTAGTTGTATTTGTATCTGAATACATATTTGTAATAGCAGACTTGATAACTCCAGAATCTGCAACTGGACCAAACAGATAAGTTTTAGCAGTGAATTGAAGAGTCCAGATAATTACTTGTCTCTTGTCAAAGTTACCTTCATACTCATCTCTATAGTCAATACTGTTCAATACGATAGGAATATCTCTTTTCTCATCAGTTTCCTTGATCATCTTTACAGTGATACTAAAAGATGGTTGAAAGAACGGGAGAATTTGTTCTACGATTTGAAGACCATCATCCTGGTTCTTTACATATATTGCCAATTCAAAATTGACATTATATGGAACAGGCATAAATTGTTTAGTAATCTTATTAGCATCACCGTCTTTGGGAGTAATGATAGTCTTGAGAGGTGCTAACTTTCTTGTAGGATCATATTGCATACCAAGAATTTCAAATGACATTCTAGGCAGCACAATCTGAACATCCTTGCCTTGAAGATCAGGTTGCTGTTGAATCCTTGCTAAAAACTTTTGAGTTGGTCCATATGATAATGGAACTTTGGAAACTTCTACAACATTTCCTGAAGCATCAAATCTATTGATTTCAAGATTGTTGAAAAGCGTACCAAAACCAACTACAGTTTACCTAAGTACTTCGTTGTAAAAATAGTCTCCAAACATTAGAATTCACCAAATGGATTTTTCTCAGTAAAGTCAAGTATGCTATCAGCATAAGATTCAATACTCCTATTATATGTATTATCTTCCGTACTATCAGTTATATACTGAGTCTCAATTTGCTGAGAACCTGAGATAGTAGATTGCTTCATTGTCCAAGTAGCATTAGAAGTTTGTCCAGTAATGACTTCTCCTTCCAAGAAATTCTTACTCTTATCAAATACTACAAGAATATAGTTTGTACCATCCCAAGATACTGTTGTTGCTGTAGCACCACTTGTAGCGCCTACAACCTGCTCTTCAGCCTGGAATGTACCACTATGGGCAGCAGTGTCATCAAAGACAATACTTGTCTTGACAGATCTTTCAAGTTCAATATCGTCGATCTCATCAACTCCAGTATTGAGATCTTCACCAGAGTATTCAAAGAGTTCACATCTAAGATCATATGTATAGAACTGACCAAGTTGATAGAAGTCTGCTTGGTGCTCTACATATTTGATTTCAAATAATCCTTTAGTAAGTGGGAAGAAAATAAGATCTCCTTCTGCAGGACGATCATCTGCTAACTTACCCGCAAAGTTTCCATCAAACTCTTGTTGCCACCTACGCTTTGATACTGCAAATGTAAGAGCATCGTTATTCTTCAGTCCGAAGCGAGTCAGGGTATCGTCCTGAACACCATCGAACTTATCATAACTCTTTAGATACATTTCGATTTCTACAGACGCATCGAAGGATGAGATAGTGTCTTCATGAAAAAGACTATCTATCTTGTTCAATGTTCTTGGCAGATAATAAACAGTGCTACCATGGATCTTGATCTGTTCGTCGATCAAGTCCTGAGCGAGAGTTTGTTCTGCTGTTGTCCCACCATAGGCAGGAAAATATGAACTCTTTTGACTTGCCATATCAACCGATCATGTCTAGTGGTGGAAGTTCATATGTTGAAAGCATCTTATCTTCCAGATCTTTCAACTCGCCAATAGCATCATCATAGATTTGTCTGCCATCAAGTTCTACTCCTCCTGGGAACTTGACACCTTTGAACTTGATTAGATTCTGACCCCACTGTCTTTTGATCAGTGAAGTGAGATATTTTTTCAGGAAAGAATCATTGTATACCTGAGTCATGGTAGTAGGATCGAGTGCTCTATGGCAATCGATTACAATGAACTGTCCTTCTTTTACATCATTAGGGTCTACATCAATATACAATCTATCAACTCTTTTGTTGAATCTAAACTGCACCATTGCACCACTATTCAAGACAAAATCGAGATCCTCAAGATATGATTTTGTCATGTAGTAGTTGAGAATATCTACAGCACCAAATTGATAAAGATCATTGAGAAAGATTTGATACTCAATGCCAAACATGTTTCCACGAATGGCAGAAGATGACATACCAAAAATTTTATTGATACCGA